CTATTTTGCTGCTTGTGAGGCGGATTCTGACGCCGTTTCGGCATCTGGTTGCGCATTGCTGTCCAAATTAGCCGCTAACGATGACGCTAAAGCGGCTGCTGAACTAGCCGTGGCCGTGTCACCAACTGCCGCCGCGCTAGCCGCTTGACTATAAGCCGCCACTACCGCCTGTGACGCTTGGGCTTCGGCTTGACTAGCCGCTGCTGAGTTAGCTGCTTCAATCTTAGCTTGAGCTTCTGCCAAAGCTTCCACGACCGTTTGTTCCGTATAAGCTAACGTGCTCGACTTGGTCTTGATCGTATTGCCGGTATCTTCCAAAATAGAATTATCCGTAATTGCCCCGACAAAAGCTAGGATTGCCCCCACGGCGGTAATCACTAACACAACTGCATTAGCGTCAATCTTAACACCAAAGAAGACCGTTGCGACAGCTAGGCCAATAATCAACACGGACCCGATAATCTGGGCCCAATAAGCGGGCTTTTTGTAGTTAGCTTTGAGTGTTGCCTGAATTACATTTAAAAATTTTGTCATTGTTTTTCCCTCCTAAAGGAACTTTTCTGCGATGTAAATAACTAACGTGACGAGTACTCCACTAACTAAGACCCCGATCAGCCAATTTTGAATGGTTGTCACGCGGTCAATTTGATGGCTAGCTTCGATGGACTTGGCCAGGGCCTTGTCCGCTTTGTCGCCAATATTGTCGACTTGATTCAGCTTTTCTTCGATGTTCTCAACTTTCGTTTTGGTGGCGGCCACATCCTTTTGAATATCCATTAATAACTTAGTTGTATCGTCGTATTGTGCCATTACCGCACCACCAATCGCTGGCCAGGATAGATAGTGGTATAAATCATCTTGCCATTCTGACTAGCTAATTTAGTCATGCTTAGGCCGTTGTGCTGTGCGATTGACCACCAACTGTCGCCAGACTTGACTGTGTAATACGTATGACTAACCAGCTGACCAGTAACTCGCTTCCCGTAGGCTGGCCCGTTGGTGACACCTAGTTTAATAAAGCCATACAGGCCATTTGAACGGGTGTAACGTGCCCATACATAGTCGTGTTCAATAATGACCGCATTGTAAGTCACACTCTCACCCTTGTAATAGGTAGCCACTTGACGTACCTTGTCTGAATCCGTGTAGCGAACAGCTAGTGTCCGGTTAGGGTAGAACACCCCACGTTGGCTGTATTTAACAACCTTAAAAGTGGCCTTTTTAGCTGCCTGTTTATGAGCCTGCTTAATGTTGGCCTGTGCTTTAGCCTTGCTAGCAGTCGTATAACCCGACTTAGTGATCCCTGTTAAATCGACATTGCCGTCTAATCCGCCTGCTTTATACATGCTAGTGAATTGGAAGATAGCCACGCCGTCCATGCTAGGGAACCAGTTGTAATCAGGGCTAGTTCTAACCAAGTAGTCCGGATATTCAGCTAGCCATAGACAGCTACCATAGGCTTTAACAATGGCGCTCACATTAACATGAGCATTGAGGTAAGCTTTACCGGAATACAACATAGGGGTATAACCAGCCGCTTTAATGAGGGCCATTTGAGCTAGAATGACATTAGTGTTAGCTGTCACGCTATTAGAAGCCCCATCCTCATAGTCCAACGCCACAATGCTGCCCTTGGGCGTCCTAATCCGTGGCAAGTAATAGGCCATCATCGCCTTGGCATTGGTCATATTGCCACCAACACCGTCCCACAAATAGGTGTGCACTCGTTTACCAGCTTTCATAGCTGATTTAACTTGGCTAGCATAAGTGGTTTGAGGAATGTTAGTCCCACCATAAAAGCCACCCGCCTGTGAGAATACGAACTTATCGGTACTATAGCCGAATGTCCCACTATTACCGTTATACTTAGACCAATCAACCCCTTGGTCACGACTAGTTGCCGCCTGACTGGTAACATTGACCATTAAAAAGGCCATAAAAATGGCGCTCACCGTTAAGATGAGTGCCTTTAGCTTGTGCTTATTCAATTGTCTGCCTCCTATTCAAGACTACTATTAACTTGGAACTGTAACGTTGACTCGCTAGGGTAAATTGACGTCCCGGTACTATCAACCACCCATACTTCCAACTGATAATTACCTGCTGTCAAACCAGTCATTAAATCCGCTGTTAAGGCTAGCACAATCTGTCCAGTCGTTGGGTCTGTTAAACTAGTTGGGTCAACTGTGGTAGATTTAAGATAGCCACTATTATTGCCCAATTTAACGGTAATTGAAGTGGCATTAGTTAAGTCCGTTGCCACGTTATCATTGCCACAAACTAACGTAAAACTGGTTGTGGTATCACCAATTTTAACCGTTTGTGGGGACGTATCGGTAAAACTAAGCGTTTTCGCCATCTTTATCTGCCTCCTTTTCAGCCAACTTGGCATTGAGCTGGTCAATTTGAACTTGAGCCATCGCTAATTGCTGGTCTTTAACGGCAATTGCTTGGGCATAGTTACTCGTTAGCTTGTTAATTAAAGCTTGTGCATCGATATTCATAATTTAAGCCTCCTGTGTGTTTGCTGTTCTAGTATTCTGTAGAAAGGTACGAGATGCAATGTTCTTCTGGATACTCTGGTTGTATCTAAAAATTATTGTTCTTTACGTGGCTGAATCTTTAGACCTTGACCGCTCTTAATTGGATTACCGTCATCATCACGGGCAACAACAGCTTCAATAAGTTCCTGAGTAGATTCTGAATAATCTTTGAGCGGATTCTCTAATACCTTAATCATTCTTGTACGAGCAATAGATTGCATTCCTGATAATGGCGCTCTCCTAATAATTATTCTGCTTTAATTGTCACACTATCATCGGTAGTACCTACAGAATCTATAGAAGGTGACCCTTTTGATAGCTCTGAGACAATTTTATTGCTAACGTAGTCTGGTAAGTCTCGCATCCTCATATTGTCCATGTCCTCTTGAGGTACATATACAAATCCCTCAATATGAAGACTGTCCTCATAGGTTGCATTATAGCCTACCTTCCATGTTCCGTCTGCCTGTGGGTTGCTTCCTGTGATTTGGATTGCATTCATATTCTAACTACCTTCCTTGTTTTAATTCTTTAATTTCAGATTCTAGTTTAGATATTGTCATTTTATTCTGAATATTTTCATTTGAAAGTTGTCTTATTTTTGGGATAAGAGTAATCCATAGGCGGTCATATTCAATACCTTCTGCTTGACCCTTGTCTCCTTTAATCACAAACTCATCTAGGCCGGCTTTAATAAGGTCTTCTGCAATTAGACCATAGTGTCGATTAACATTAATCTCTGGCTCAGATAGCTCAGTACCATTTGTTTTTGAGTCTGCTAGTAACTCGGCTGAGCTCTTGTCAATCCAGCTAGACATATCAATTGAAAGGAGCCTATTGGCTGGCGATATACTAGTTTCTTTAGTGATGTCTAGTTTGTACTTACTTGCAGATGTGACACGTCCTAAAGTCCCATAACTTGTGACCTTTACATTTGAACCACCAGAATAGGTTCTGTTATAAATAGAAGCAGATACAACGTGAGCACTTCTACTATCCTTTCTGAATAACATTTGTCCCGTGCTACCACTTTTTCCGTCGTCATTACCATGAATAAATAGGGCGTGACCATTATTACTGGAATATGCACCTATTTCATCAACAAATATTGGCTTAGGAAACGTAGTGTTGTTTCCCGGTGCTGTACCAAAGTTTGCCACTTGATTACCACTGGAATCAATAACTCGCCACCAAGTAGATCCCACATCCCCAATAATGTTACCATAACTATTAAACGTAACACCCGTACCGTTCATTTGACGACCGCTAAAATGAATAGATTGTGTACTCCCCCATAAATTGATTCCGTTTAAAGGACTTAATGTCACTTGACCTGTTAACTGGTCACCAGTAACAGATTGTGAGAACGACATATCTTTACCATTCGTAAATCCAGAGTTCAAGGAAATCAGGTTACCGTCAAAACTACCGTCATAGGCTTCGTATTGACTACCAGAAGCATTTATGGCGCGATACATGGTTCTTAAACCACCACCGCTCATTTCTGTTCTAAAAGCGTCCATTGAGTTAAATGACGTCGTAGAAGCTTTACCATTTGGTTCAATGGTAAACGGATAAAAGCTACTAGTATTGTTAGCGTCATTAATACGGTCGCCACCATTAAACGTTGTCCCATTTATAGTTGAACCAGTTATTGTTTTACCATTTAATGTCCCTGTGATATTGGCACTAGGAATTATAACTGGCTTCTTAGTATCAAAGTAAATCGTATCAGCAGCTAGTGTTAATTGACCACTAGATGAAATTAGGGTTTTGCCGGCTTGAAGGTTGATTTGGTCAATTAGGTCATCTTTGGTAACTCTAAGGTTAATGTCACCACTTAACTGCGTGATTTGAGACTGCGTAGCTAGGTCTTCCGGCGCAGGCGTCCAGTCTACTTCTTTTGAAGATTCTGAGATAATGAAGTTGGAAAGTGTTATAGTCCCAGTTGCGTTGTCTAGTCTTGGGTAAACATGAAGATTATTACCAATAGTCGTAATGGTTGCTGAGACATGTTTTGTTCCATTGACTAGGCTGACAGTAGAAATGGTTTGCCAACTGCCTCCGCTATCATTTCCATTAAACTGCATTCTATACGTCCCAACGCCGGTTGAGGACGCAATATCAAATGCAACTGTAACTATAGTCCCATTCGGTATTACACTAGAAAATTTATAGCCACTGGTTAGTTGGTTGCTTTTATTAGCACCTGAAACCGTTAATGAGGTAGCGGTTCCAAGTGCTAGGTTACGATTGCTTATTGTTAGGTTGTTAAAATCAATACTTGAAACCTTGCTGGAAATCAATTTATCAGTCTGTGTTTTGTACGTGTTAAAGTCATTAGTAGCTACCTTGCTGTCAATTGCAGTGGCAGTTTGTGATGTGTACGTGTTAAAATCCTTGGTAGCTACCTTGCTGGAAATCAAGTCAGCAGTTTGTGTCTTGTAAGTTGAGAAGTCGCCATTATCAACCTTACTAGCAATCTGACTAGCTGTCTGTTCTTGATAGGTTGAGAAAGCACTGTTACTTACTCTGTCTGCTATCTCACTGGCAGTTTGTGTCTTGTCGGAAGCATAAGCTGAATTAGAAACTTTATCATTAATTAAGTCAGCTGTCTGTGTCTTATACGTGTTAAAATCATCAGATTCAACCTTACTATCAATAGACTTAGCAGTTTGGTCTTTGTAGGTTGAGAAGTCATCAGTAGCTACCTTGCTAGCAATCAAGTCTGCTGTCTGTGCTTGGTAGGCTGAGAAGGCGCTATTACTTACCGTCTGCGCTATTTGACTAGCGGTTTGTGTTTGATAGGCTGAGAAAGCACTATTACTTACCATCTGTGATATTTGACTAGCTGTCTGTGCCTTGTCAGACGCATACTCTGAACTAGAAACTTTATCATCAATCAATTCAGCTGTCTGTGTTTTGTAGGTTGAGAAGTCGCTAGAAGAAACTTTTGAAGCGATATCCTTAGCTGTTTGTGTCTTATCTGATTGATAAACGCCATTATCAACTTTTGAACCTATTAAGTCAGCAGTTTGTGTCTTGTAAGTTGAGAAGTCGCCATTATCAACCTTACTAGCAATCTGACTAGCAGTTTGCGTTTGATATGCTGAAAAAGCACTATTACTTACTCTGTCCGCTATCTCACTAGCTGTTTGCGTCTTGTCAGACGCATAAGCTGAGTTAGAAACTTTGCTATCAATTAAGTCAGCAGTCTGTGTTTTGTACGTATTAAAGTCTTTAGATTCAACCTTGCTATCAATAGACTTAGCAGTTTGGTCTTTGTAGGTTGAGAAGTCATCAGTAGCTACCTTGCTAGCAATCAAGTCAGCTGTCTGTGTTTGGTAGGCTGAGAAAGCTCCATTATCAACCTTGCTAGCTATTTGGCTAGCGGTTTGTTCTTTGTAACTAGCATAGTCTGAGCTAGAAACCTTTGTAGCTAGCCCATTCCCTAGTTGATCAATCGTTAGAGTGGAACCGTCTTTTAGGTCTGTCACTGCTTGACTAGTTACTTTACCATTATCTATTGCTGTGGTCGCTTGGCTAAAGGCGTTATCAGCTGTGCTTTGAGCTTTAGCAGTAGCTGTGGAGTTACTGTTTATCTCGGCACTAGCTTGGCTACCAACTGCTTGTGCTTGGCTAAAGGCATTATCAGCTGTACTTTGAGCTTTAGCAGTAGCTGTGGATTGTACGGCTATTTCGGAATCAGCTTGACTGCCAACTGCTTGTGCTTGGCTAAAGGCATTATCAGCTGTACTTTGAGCTTTAGCAGTAGCTGTAGATTGTACGGCAATTTCGGAATCAGCTTGACTACCAACTTCTTGAGCTTTGCTAAAAGCGTTATCAGCTGTACTTTGAGCTTTAGCAGTAGCATTAGACTGGACGGCTATTTCTGAATTGGCGTAGTTGTAATTGCTATCTGCGGCTGATTTAGCGGCATTCGCTGTAGACTGTGCAATTAAAGCAGCGCTATCAGCATTTCCTGCTTGGCTAGCCGCACTATCAGCCGTATTTTGAGCATTGATTATCTTGAGGCCATCATCGGTTAGAATGACCTGAGTTGCATTAGATTCAGCCATTTATAATCCCCCTTTCTTAATCATCTGTATTAGCATTGTCATTTATCGTCCCCTTATCAATCGTGCTAGCTGCTGACCGTTTTATCATTGGAATGGTATACACCTTTTCACGTTCCATTGGAGCCGGATTAATTAATAAGGCGTTGGTGTTAAACGTGAACAGCATATAAGGCTGACCATTTTGATAAAAGACATTGCAAGTTTCAACTTCACGGTTTTCATCAGTCAAATTAGGAAAATCTAGGTCATTATCCAGATAAACCTCAAACTCAGCACCTTTATGCACGACATTTAAAGCCCACACTTTATGTGGATCCTCATTTGTTTCTTGACCACCACCGGCTGCAAAGTAGAAGTAAGGGAAGTCCAAACATTCAGATTGGTAAGTGTTCTTATTAAAATCAATTCCATAATCAGTGATATTAAAGTTGTATAGCACGTTGTAATTACCTGCCAACAGGTCACTAGCTTTGAGAATGTCGGTACTACCATCGGAATAGCCAATTGAGACCATATCATGTTGACGATCATAGTTAATTCGGCCGTAACCTTTAAGAGGCATAATCTGTTGAACTCGCTTATCGGTAGGCTGTAAGGTAACTCCCGCTAAATATGGGAACCGCACGAGAATATAATTATGGTCATTCTTCAAGCTCACAATATTCCAGATATAGACCGTGTTATTAACTTCCTGTATCCCAAATGTCCCACCATGCCGACCGTGAATTTGTAACATCACTGATTGCACGGCAAACTTGCTATCCTGTAGAGCGAACATGGTATCACCAGAGCCACCGTCATCACGAGCACGACTAGTTAGGTACTGTCCATTGCTTAACCGTGCCATATATTGAGTAGCTGAGTGGGCACCATTATCATCAGGCCCATAGACGCCTAAATAGCTAATACCAGTGGTGTCTAGCTTAATTTCCGGTTCATCTTGGATATAGTCGGATTCAATTGTTCCATGCAAGGTACCAACAGCATTGCTACCAGCATTAATTAAGTAGCCCGTTTGTTTATAGCTACTATCAACTGTGCCATCAGTGTTATAACGGCGCCAGATAAAGCCCTTACTGTCAATATATGATGAAATATTGGTGCTACCTTCCCAAGCCTGTAAGATTAAGCGCTTAGTTTGGGTGGTATCGGTGAAATTGTTACCGTCAGGCGTTAAAGCGACCGGTTTAATCGAACTAGCGTCCTTTTTAGCTTCATCAACCGCCTTACTGAGTGCGTTCTGATACTGTTCCATCCATGCTGGGGTGGCTACTTGAACCGTGGTATACTCGCCAAAGCCAACCGTGTTGCCGTAAGGGTTAGCAAAGCTGATTGTCCGTTGAATAACCCGGCCACTAGCGTCTAATACCGGCTCAATTAACTCATCTTTAAACCTAATTGTGGCACCTAATGGTGGATTAAAGTTTGGTGTTACATTTACCTCATAATATGTTCTAGGGTGGTTGTATAGCTTAAGCATGTCTTTAGCCCATGACTTTAAACCGGCTGAGTTACTAATCTGATTAGCGGTAACAATGGCTTCATAGTACAGGCCGGCTTGCCAGTCAGGGTTATATTTCTGATTAGCCTCATCATCAACGATATAGGGCTTACCATCATTGACCACTGCGATCGTGCTACCGTTGGCCCCGTATGGAATCAATTTAGTGACAGGTGTTGATACCGTTGTCCGCTTAATACTAGTCATATTTTTACCGAATACAGCCTCGTTATAGACCACGTCATTGTTCAACTGGTCAGTAATGACACACACCTTTTTCGTAATGTTCCCTTGGCTATCAATCTCAACATAAGGGTCGATCTCAACGTTATAAGTCTGGATTAGCGTCTGTAACAATGTACTAGCTTTCGTCTTGCCATCAATGGTAATTGTCGGGGTCATCACATTAGTGGTCTGATAGTCTAGTGTCCAGCCAGTGGCATTAAAACACTCATTAAAAGCTGTCTGAATCGTGCTTGCACTAGCTGTAGTAGCAATAGGATAATGGTGAGCTAAACTGTACAAGCATAAATTGGTGAAGTTAGCCGTTGTGACGTGTTTAACAGCTGCGGTATTGCTCTCTTCCACGCTGTATATGCGCATAACGTACCAATGACCTGATAGCTCGTCATAATAGGCGAGATTGTTGCCAGCCACTACCTTATCTGAATCAGGTTGACCTTGAAGCACATCTAATGAGCCTTGATGGTCGAACTTCTTAGACTGGGCATTTAGATTAATCGTGCCATTAAACGTGTCATTAGTACCCACATTAACGTCATCATCATAGCTAGTGCTAGTTGTATCTGAGTCGGCTAGTTGAATTTTGACGCTATCATTAGAAAACTTAGTGGCTCCATCCACGGTCAGGGTACCAATCCGCTTTAAATTTGAATCTAGGATTAAATACTGGTTATTTAAAGCCATCTGTTAACCTCCTTATTTTAGTTATGTAAAAAGGCCACCCTTAATTGGGAAGCCTTTAAAGTGTTGCTATAGTAATCTGGGTAGATATTTAAGTGTGATTTGGGCGTCATCTAAGTCACCAATCATCGTCAGACTATTAACCCCCGGACTAAGCTTGGGATAATCAGTTGACCAGATTGGACTAGCTAGCTTGCCACCAACCGTGGTGCTATCAGTCTCACAATTTAGAACAATCTCTTGACCGGCATTAGCAATATACTTAGGTGCGTCCTGAGCCACATCATTAACTTGATAAATGTCTAGGTGAGTGATTGATAGATAAGGGTTCTCATAGCCTACCTTTTGGTCATCCTCGGTAATCGAGTGCTTAAAGAACACCCCACCGATACCACCTAAGGCTGACTGATATTTTGAATCCCTATCAACAAATGTGCCGTGTACAATCAGGAACCGTTTAGGGTCTTTACATGGTTGACCATTATGCCTGCCGCTGGTGTAGTATTGCGTGATTGACCAGCTAAACACCTTGCCATTTTTGATTAAGTCGAGTTCTAGCCAACTAGTGCTTAGCGCCGACTTCTCTTCTTTGTTGACCACCGTTGTATACTTGTTAACTTTACGCTTAATCGTCCTAGTGGTTACTTTGCCATGCTTGTTGCGTGAACGTTTAACCACTGTCTTAGTCGTGGTACCCGTCTTAATTTTAATCTTCTGGTCACGGCCGTTCCTAGAGCTACCTGAGGGGCCTTTACCCATAAATAGTGTCTTATGCTTACCATCACCACCAGCAAAAGCACCACCCGGCTTAGTGATTTGTAAGTAGCACGTTGGTGTACCACCTCCAGCACTGTCAGCTAGACCAAATCGGCCTATCGTAGCCCCATTAGGGTCTAACAACAGGACTTCCACCCGCCCCATTGCACGCCCATTATGAGTACCTGAGTGCTTGATATGGTGGATTCTAGTCTTAACTCGGTAGTTAGTCAGACTATTAGTCATGCCAGTAAAGCGAACACCGGGGCCATACCAGTCTGGTTGATGACTACCATATTGTTTAACCCCATTAGCTAGCTTGACCATTAACACTTGAGTATCTCGGTTACTATCAGCTTCACCTTGATAAATGTACTTGCCAGCGGTCTTCATTTGAGCAATAGCGGTACTATCATTAGTCCATTCAGCCATGGTATTTAATACGTCACTGTTCACAACTTGCGTATAAGGCTTTACTGCCACCGCTTGGTCTTCATCACTATCTGGACCTAGCCCATATTCACCGCCGTTTAAGGTGAAACCAATATGCTTTAAATCCCGCTTAGGTACGACCTGAATAACTGGGGCTGTTCGTGCAGTGCCATCAACAGTAATTGTGTTTAATCCATTATTTAAAGGCTTCTCAACCTGTGGCAAGGTTGCTCGTGGGTCAGACTGCACAAAGGTAATGGTTAGTGTCATGTCATACATACCCACGTTAATCGGGGCCGGATCACTAATCGCGGTAATATGCCCCCAATAGGTCACTTTAGGTTCAAAGCCAAATACTAGTGGATATTCTTTACCATTATCGCTAGGGTCATCACTTAATAGCAGACCACTTAAATTGTGCATTATCTGATTAAAGGCATCTTGATTATCAGCACAGTAGATTGACACTGGAATGCTAATTGTCCGACTGGTAAAGTCAGTGCCGTTAAATTGGTTACCATACAGGGCCGGTATGTCAGTCACTTGTTCAGCCATGGCCGGTGCACTAGGCAATACCACGTTACCCATCTCAACCTGTAAATCGTCCCGGCTATTCAAGCCAGCATATTCAAAATCATTTCGTTTTAGGGTCACGATTTAACCTCCTTTTTAGCTATGTAAAAAGGGCGCCCATTTAAGGACAACCCTTTGATTGACTGGGATATTAGTACCCCATCATTTGACTATATTGTGACGTCTTCTTGGTATTTGACTTGACAGCATTAACTACGTCTGACTTAGCAATAACGGCTTGTACGTTACCTTGGCCTGATACTAAAGCCGTCAATAATGCAATGACTTTATCAAGCTTCTCACTACTTTCACTGCTATTAGACGCAATCTGGCTACCATTGTTGCCATTTACCACTTGGTTAGCCTGTGCGATTAACTGGTTAGCCCGTGATTTGTTAGTCAATGGAAGTACCATTTCAGGCTTGTTGTGTTCAGCAACCTCAATCAACTGGTTAGTGTTGATAATGCCACCATTTTCAAACCGCTTATGACCTTGTGGGCCACTATGGAGCCAGTCGTACTTAGCATGACCCCAAATTGAGGTATTACCAGTCGCATGCAAGTAATCAGAGTTGTTCAAGAATGCCAATACTTGGTCAAAGCTAGACCTGAAATTGTGATGACCCGGAAAGGCAAACGCATCAAAGGTTGTCTTGGTAAACTGCAATGGACCACCGGCTGGGTTACCATTAGCAGAGTTGACATCTGAGATAGTTTGCATGATATTGCGGTTACCAGTTTCACTATCAGCTGTCTTAATAATGGCTGATTGCATCTTAGACCAATACTCACGTGGCACTTTAGTCATTTTCAAGGCTTTGTTAATCATGCTATGAGTGATAGCGCCACCCTCGATAGAGCCACCACCGTCATCACCAAACATGTCAGCTAGCTTACTAATGAATGACCAAAAGCCACTACCAACCTGCTTTTTAATGGTACCTAACAGGCCACTAGATTTAGAAGCGCCACTGTCTAGGCTGTCACTAACGCCACCCCATAGGGTTGACCACCATGTCTTAGCTAGCTTCTCAACGCCATTAAATAGGCCGTGACCAATGTTACTCATGACACCTGAGATGCCCTTAGAAGACCAGCTAAATAGGTTTTTAAGTGACTTAATCGGGTGAGCAATGATATTTTCAGCGGTCTTAAAGAACTTCTCTAGTCCCTTAACCTTTTTACCAACCCAGCTAGTCACGCCTGAGATACCATTAGTAACACTGTTTAAAATGTCACCAAATATCCCAGTACCTTTAGCGTACTTAGTCACGCCTTGCATACTCATCAACATAGCTGTCTCACTAGCGCTTAACACTTCTGATCCAGCGGGTAGCATCATCTTAGTATTACGTCCTTGAACAATGCCTGAGTCACCGTTAGGCAGCATGACCATTTCTTTATTGCCAGTTTGTGGGCTATCACTACCATCATTGAGCATAGCCATAGTAGGCTTGGTAATTGGATTCCGTGCCCCACTAAACATACCAGTACCTTCGGCAAAATGAACATGATGCAAGTCAGCAATAGTTTTCTTCTTACCGCCAAATGTATGGATAACACTATCAACCGCATTGATACCACCATTGATAAGGTCGATAACATCGTTCATGCCATCTCTAGCAAACTTTTTTAGGTCTTTCCAAAGACCTTTAAATATGTTACGAACGCCGGTGCCTAAACTAGACCAGCCACCCTTAAATGACTTTTTGAATTTTGATAGCCAGTGACCCATGGATTTACCAAATACTCTAGTATGGCTCAGGTCTTTATTCCAGTAGCTATGCAAGTTAGACCGCATCTTGTTCCAATGCCTGTTCCAACTATGTGAAAAGCTCTTTTTCCAGCTAACCCACTTCTTACCCATGTTACTAAAGAAATGCTTAGTATGTTTGTAAGAGCTGTTCCATGCACTATGCAACTTACTAGTCATAGCATTCCAGTGTCTTGACCAGCTTTTCTTGAAACTCTTCTTCCAGCCGTTCCACTTCTTACCAACACTACTGAAGAACTCTCTAGTATGCTTATATGACCTATTCCATGCACTATGCAACTTACTAGTCATAGCATTCCAGTGTTTGTTCCAGCTCTTTTTAAAGCCAGATTTAAATTTGTCAAATTTCTTTCTAATGTTTTTAACAGTGTGTCCAACTGTTTTAACAGCCTTAGAGCCCCATTTTAGCAAGCCTTTGCCAAAGTTAACTATAGATTTAAAGGTCTTATTGACCCATTCTCTGAACGGTTTAATGTGCTTATAGGCTTCATAAAAGGCTGCACCTAGGGCGACCACAGCAGTTAAAACCAGGCCAATTGGGTTGGCTAGTAACAGTCTGCCTAATGATAGGAACGATTTACCTAGTGTTTTAATTCCAGCACCTAGTACGCTGAATGCCTTAGAAGCACCCTTATAAGCAATCTTAGCCGTCCATGATAATCCCTTACCAATTAGTTTACTAGTTCCTTTAGTAGCTTTCCATAATAGGCCGACTGATTTAGACGCACCCTTCCAAGCGACCTTAGCCGTCCACTTCAAGCCCTTACCAATCTTGCCACCGACTGATTTAGTGTGGGACCATAAACCACTAATCAAACTCTTGGCCTTACTAGTGGTTACCCTAGCAGCCATCTTTAACCAGCGTCCCATTCCAGTCCCTGCACGTTTGACAAAACTTGCAAACTTGGTTAGCTCTCGTTCACCCTCAGCACCATCAACCTTTGGTTTGAACACAATCCGGCTAAGCTTACCACCTATGCCTTTCGCAAAGTCTAAACCACTAAAGGCTAGCTTTAATGCAGCTATACCCTTACTTGCAACATATGCACTAGAAGCTAAACCAGCGAATACTTTAGGGTGTTTCTCAGCGAATCCGCCAATAATCTTCAATATTGGCTCAATGTCCTTAAGTGATTGTACGAACACATTGAATGATGTCTTGGAAGCGGTCTTCATTGAGCTAAAGAATGACTTTATTTCTTTTTTATGAGCAACAATGTTAGCGCCAACTTTATCAATGTATTTAGCTAGATTAGCCAACATTTTATCGAGACTATTACCAACATTAAATTTTTTACCAGCAAACGCTTTAGTTATGTCATTAATCTGCATTGCTAGTGCATTACCAACATCTTTAAACTCATCTTTAGTCTTGCTATCACCAATCCACTTGGTAAACTGGCCCATTAATGGGGACTTCATATTGGCAATCGGCTTGTAAACGGCATCTAGTAACGCCGGCATTTGAGTCCTGATTGACCGTTCCATACCAGGAATCGTCTTCATCAAGTTCTCTGAGGCTTTGGCATACTTACCACCAAGTGAATTCATAACTTGTTCGGCATCTTTAGCACTAATCTTGCCGGCACTCATCTGGTCACGTAGTGTTGACATGGTTAACTTGCTATTATGCTGCTGTTTGCGTTCGAACTCTAGCATTTTACCAGCATACATTGGTAATTGATCGTTAATCATGTTAAAGTCACCAAGTTGCATCTTGCCACTTGATAGCATATGAGTGAAGTTAGTACCTAATCTAGTAACATTCTCATCACTTAGGTTAAGTGTATCACCCAACGTTAAGATGGACTTGGTTAGCTCTTTTGTTCTTGGTGCATTATCAAACACATGGTAGAACGACTGGTTAAGTTCATCAACCACATTAATGTTCTGATTGAATGCCGAGGCTAACTCATTACCAATGCCGACCATTTGTTTACCCTTACCAGCAGAGCCGGTTAAAGTAGTCCATGTGGCTGTCATTGTACGTTGCTTGTTATCATATTCTGATACAGCACTAGTAAGTTCGCCAAAAGATGCCGTTATACTTGATAAAGCGTTAGTAATCCCATTGGCTACTAAATGGGCGCCTAATATGGTACCAAATAAATGAGATGTCTTCTTAGCTTTATCATCAATTGAATCTAGCTTAGACCGAACACCGTGCATGAACGCATGTGGCTCTTTTTTCATCGCTTTAAGTAGCTCGTTTTGACTAGTCTTAGCTTTAGCCATGGCTGTTGCGGTCTCATTAACACGTACTTGCTGGCGTTTATAAGCGTCACTAGTAGCTCCACTAGCTTTCCTAATTCTGTCTAGCTCATCTGATTGGGTCTTATATTGAGCCTCCATGTTAGAATAGGCCTGTTTTAAACCACCTAATTTAGCCTTGTTAGCTTCGGCTGACTTACCCTCAGCTTCTAAACGTTCAACGTAGGACTTAGACAATGCTGTGCTTTGTTTATAGCCCTTTTGTAGGTCGGCTAAACCTGAATTGTAATATTGTAGTCTATTTTTAGCCCGGTCTAGCTGACCACCCATACTGTCATATGACCGATTAGCCTTGTTAATTTCATCAGTCAGCTTAGTATATTCAAGTGCACCATCTTTAGTGTCCCTGTTTAGACCAGATTGACGCTTCTTTAACTCATCAATTTTAGCCTTTTGGGCTTCCATTGATTTAGCTAGTCCATCTACCCTAGCTGCTGCGGCCTTTTGATACTCACCGGCTGATTTTAACGCCGTCTCTTGGGCTTTCCAACCACTAGTGTTGGCTTTAACCTCGGCTGTTAATTGTTTGAGTGATTTGACGGCCTCAGCACTGTCTAGTCCAACCCTGCTGGTCATCTCACGGCCAACTACTTTTTTAGCCATTCTTTTTTAACCTCCTTTTAGGCACAAACGCTTATAAGCCATATGTTTGATTAATGGCATCCAGTGGGTCGACTAACTCAGATCGGTCTTCCTTTTTACGAGCATTTAAAGCCGCCATGAAATCAAAAAAGGGACTATCGCCAAATTCCTTGGTTGATATTCCCTCCAATAGCAATTGTTTACTTAACAAGCTAAAATCTTCTTGCTGATTTTTTAACTTCATAACTTCTCGCTTGATTTCAACGTTGCGTTTGTGCCGGTTTATTTTGACGTTTTAGAATCTTCGATAGCCTTGCGTTGCTTTTGTTCAGACAGCTTAATGTCAGCGTCTGAGATACCGTTTAAACGCATGATTAGATAGCCAACACCTTCACCAAACCGTTCAATTGAGACAGTGTCATTAATAGTTTCCATTTGCTTGTCGGTATAGCCCATCACCCGTTGTACAAAGCCAACCATATCATCTTGCAATTCTAGGCCGTTTTTCATTGCGTCTAGTTCAGTGACCTCTTTTTCGGTGTCTTGCGATTCCAACATGCCAATTTGAACCTTAGTAGCCAGTTTAATAATGTTGTTAGTTGGTGTTACATCGGCTGTCTTGTTGATTTTGAAATAGTTTTTAGCATTAATTTTCATTTTATTTGTACCCCTTTAATTTAGTTTGTATGTATTAAAAGGCCACCCAAGTGGGAAGCCTTTTAATTGTTTCTATTTAGTAGTCGTAGTGGTTGTACCGCTGGTTGACTTAGTATAGCCACCAAATGTTTCGGCGTATAGCTTGGCTAAGTCAAACCCAGTGTCAGTAGACTTAGCAACCATATAAGGTTGTTGTACCCCGTTAGCAGCTAAGAAAATGTCTGGCTTCAATGGCGTTAAAACAGTACCATTGAGGGCTGTTGAGTAAGCAGCTTCACTGTTGGTATCAGTTGAGTTGTTAGATGCTTCTTCGACAAATTCAATGTTGTTAAAACATTCATAAATTGAGATGTCGCCATCTAATGATTGTGATTCGGCAATCATCGCAACGTGAGGCTTAGGTAATTGTCGTACCCATGCACCCGTATTGGCATTCTGTGTGAATCCCTTTAGCATTTGGTTTACCTTCCAGTCTAGATCCAAGGCGGTTAAAGCCAAGGTAGGCATAGACTTACCATAGGCTGTTCGCTTGATTTGTTCATTCCCCCAACCAGGTTTCCCGGCCGCTTCAATGGTAGACACGTTAATTTGACTGAAACCTTCACCTTGGTGGTCAGCAACATAAATCCCGTCAGTAGATAGACCTTTGGTAGGGTCCTTAATTAAGTCGCCATTATCATCTAGCAAGGCAAAAGTTGCTTTTACAATGTTGTGTTTTGACATTTATAAATCTCTCCCTTTAAAGCATTTCATTTTTAGTTACATAAATTGTTTTAGTTACTTGGTCTGTATCTGGGTCAGTTGTGTGGTGCTGACTAGATACAATTAACCAGCCGGCCTCTTTAAGACTCTTCATTAAAGCTATCTCAGCTTCTAGTGGGTTAAAGTCATCTGCTAGGTCAACCTTATAAAAGATTTGAATCTCAACACCCATGGCTAGGCCTTTAAACGTGTTGTTTGCAAGGTAGGCCGGACTTGAATCGGTTTCTTGCAATAGCATGACTGTACTAGTAGTGTTGTCTAAATCATCTTTAGGAATTGTATTCAGGTATACTTTATCGATCCACATTAAGTTGAGGGAATTAACTAGGCTAGCCACCTGTGATACTGGTAATAGCATTAGTCATCATCCCCCTTTTTATATTCATCTAGCATGGCATTAAAGACATCGTCTTGTGAATCGGCTAGGTTCTGGTCAACAAAGTAGTCAGCTCTAATATGTTTAGTGCCATCGTTTAGTCTTCTGGCATTCATGTCATGGAATTTATTAGTCCATCCGACAATCGAACTTCCATCATGCTCACCGTCTATATCGTTACTGTTATAACTTATATTGTCAGCCATATGTCCGTACTTCTTATCTTTGTGGCTTGAATAATGTTTCTTTTTCGTGACTTCGGTTAAGTTATCAGCTAACTTCTTAGCACCAGCTTTAGTTATCCGCTCCTGTTCAGTTTCATCAGGGACTAGCTTGTGGACATCTTTAAGCCAGCTTTCTAGTTGGCTGGCCATATCATCGTTTGCCATAGCTAAGCCCCCTTAGTAACCTGTTTGAGTGTCAAATAATCGCAAGACAGATAATTACTAGAATCATCTATGCTGTCATTGATGACATCGTAAAGCTTACCTTTATATTGGCACTTAACGCCTTCATAAACTTTAGGATTATGCCTAATAATGACAACCACTTGATCTAATTGTTCGGCTGTGAGTTGATACGTAGACGCAATTGATCGTGTATAGGGTGCACAGTACAAACTAAACTGGCTAACAAATGTCTGCTTGCTAGTCCCATTAATAGGATTTTGAACAGTGCTAACAGTGCCAATCTGTATACGCTGGTTAAAGTCAACTGGAGTTAACTTATTGATTGCCATTGTCACTCACCTCGTCCTGTTTTTGGTTATACAGGCCACGCAATTGTCCGATAATTGAATCGACAACTAAATCAACTGGATTAACAGCGTTTGAAGTAATTGATGTCCGGTAATACCAGTATGAACCAGCTAAAGCATAAACAGCCGTTTCAAACAAGTCACTAACGCCATCCATCTCATAGAACCCTGAAACGCCATTTTCATCACCGATGGACTGCTTAATGTAGCTAGTAGCTGCAGACAAATAGCCTTTTAGTAGCTCGTCGTCATCATTTCCGTCAATTCTCAAAGATGATTTCAATGTTTTTAAATCGGCTGCCATTTTAATCACATCCTTACTTAGCCGCCCAGATTGTTGCTGTATTGTTTATTTATTGGCGACACAGTTGCTAATTACTTATTAAGCTGTTGTTGGAGCAGAACTTGCTGCAAAGTTGGCTGGTTGGTCAGCAATTTTACTGAATGAGCCTGCAACAAAGGCATCCGTATCAGTAGCTTCAACGTCAAAACGGTCAATGACACGAATCTTAGTTTGATCCTTTTCAAAGGCACCGCCACCAATATTGGTAGTCAGCAATGAAAGATTTTCTCGGTCAAACAAAGTTACCGCTTGTGATAAATCACCATAGTAAAGTGGGTAAGCCGGAGCTGACGCAGTCCCAACATTAGGCAACCACTTATCAGCAACTTCTACAATCCGCTTGCCACGGATTAAATATTGGTCAGGTTGTGTTGGATCTGGTTGTAACAAGTAACGTCCCATAGCATCCTTAACTTCGGAAAGCATGTTTAAGCCTGACGTGTTTGTCATTAAGAATGACGTAGACTTGATGGCAGGATCAACAGCAGTATTAATCATCGTAATAATGTCGTCGAACTTGGCCAAACTAGGTTTCTTAGGTGCTGCGTTCATTGCTGCAATGATTTTAGCGTTGCGAGTAACAACAACCTTCTTAGCAATCCATCCAGACAACCAAGCTAAGATGTTATCAGCCGTGTCCTTTAACAGTGAATTAGTAGCGGTGGTAATACCAGCATAACGATGGATAGTATATTTGATGACGGATAACTTAGGATCATCATTATCACCAATAGTAGCAGTTTCATCATCTAAATCAGCTAGCGGAGTAACGTCAGTCCACTTTTCGTAAACTCGTGACCCAGTTTGAGTTGTAACAGCTTCTCGATTAACATATTGTTGTAATGAATCGTATTCACGAACCAGTGTATTAATTGCAGTTTGAATATCTTGAGGAATAGTCAAACCGATTGCGTTGCCAGCTTCGTCGGTAGAGGAGGTTACCAAGTTCATAACTTTCGGGTCACCTTTAATCATGCCTTGGAAGTTCTTGATGAACTTAGCTTTGATGTCTTCTTCGTCATCATCAAGTCGAGTCTTGTCCTTATCATCCATATTGGCAATTTCTTGAGCCTTACGTTCTTCTTCCAATTGTTCATGTAAAGCATCACGCCGGACAACCGCATTGTCGCGATCTTGTTTCATCGCTTTAAATTTTTCTTGATCAAAGCTATCGTCAAGGACAGCTGCGTTTAACTTGTCGTTCAAGTCTGACACCTTTTGCCCTTGGGCAATCCAAGCATCATTCATCGTGTTAATATTAGCCATTAGTTGGCCTCCTTTTGATTTTTTCCAAATAAAATAGCCAATTTGCTGTTTCGTAATTCAGCAGATTGACTATTAGTAGTATTTTCTTCTTTAGACGGTTTAGTTTTATCCTTATCCGCCTTGTAAATTAGATTCAGCAGCTTATTAACTGCAGATTTAGGTGGAATGTGTGAAATAGCGTTAACCGGTTGCAATTGTTGATCATTAGCAAACATAATTTCATCAGCGAAACCTTTATCAACGGCATCACTAGCGGTTAACCATGTTTCATTTGCCATTAGCTGTAGCAAGTCAGCTTACTCCATGCCAGTTTTAGCTTCATAAGCACTGGCAATTGATTGATCAATGCCATTTAAAATACTGGCTTCATGCTCCAGATCGTCAGCATTACCAGCTGGTTGTGACCAAGCCTTATGGATCATAATCTGAGCAGTTGGTGAAATGTTGATATGATCGCCAGCCATAGCAACCACGCTTGCCGCACTAGCTGCTAATCCTTGAATATTAACTGTTACATTGCCAGCATAATTCTTCAGCATAGTGTAAATCTCACTGGCCGCAAAAACGTCACCACCATTGGAAGCAATGTCGACTTCAAGTGCTTCATCATCACTGTCGTCATCGTCAGTGTTGCCACTGTCATCATTTAAAATGTCAGCAACACCTGAAGGTGATACTGCTGGCATTCCAAAGAACTGATAGAAACCGGCTGTTTGATCATCAACAATATCGCCTTTAATCATCACTTTCTTTGTCATCATTATCACCTCCTTTTCCTGATTGAATCACAACTTGTTGTGTCGTTGGATTCTTAGCATCAGGCATTTCATCTGGAAAATAACCAGTCTGCTGTAATAACCAAGTTGCTTGATTATTGGCAATCGTGCCATCTTTAGCTAGCCCTGATAGGGTAGCTGCAAACGAGTCTCCCAATGGGTCTACAGCAGTCCGTATATTGGCCGTTATCTTAGCATTAAGCTTATTATCCAGCTCAGCTAAAATCGCCTGTAAATAGCGATTAAGGGCATTTGTGTACATGCCTTTAATTTGGTCGATATTACTTTGCTGGTCACCTTGGCCATTCAAATAGCTATCAGGAATGCCAAAAACTTTAGCAATTTGCTTACTCGTCCAATCCGTTTGGCTTAACAGCTTAGTAACATCGGCTTTCATTTCTAGCGGCTTGTAATCTTCAAGTTGATCAATAACTACCGGGCCACCGTTTGACTTGTTCACCTGTTTCATGAAGTTACGTGAACGGCTGGCCTTCATCTTCTCACTTAGCAGCCCACCGTGCTGAATAGACAGGACACCAGGAGCGCTAATTGAACGTGCTAGTGCAGCCAGCGTTAAACTGTTAGATGAACTCTTGACTTGTAACTCATTCGATAATGCTTTTAATGGACTGTTACCCGTCATACCGCCATCAGTACTAGCCCAGCGAATATGAATCATGTCAGACTGTGGTACATATTGAAGAACGCCCAAGTTAGGCTCATCAAAAGTAACCGTATAGGTTAAGCCACTACCGTCATCCAATAAGTAGGTTTGCACTTGGCTCGGTCGCAAATATTCCCAGCGTAGATCTAAGCCATTAGGATTACGCCAACGATATGCAAAGCATTCACCACCCAATAACAATTGTGAATACATAGACTGCCAAAACGTGTGACCGTTAGCTGTCGTACTAGGGTTGTTTAGGATTCCCTGCGCTCGTGGCATATTAGCCATTAATTGTACCGTGGCTAAGTCTCCAGATATTTGATTAACCGCTGAATAAATATCTGAATTTTCCAAAGCATCCTTGGCGCTAACATACTCATTACTACCAGTTGGCGACAAAAAGTTGACAATATTATCGTCTTCTACTGGCACGCTTTGAATACTAACTGAATTATTTTTTGCCGTTGGTGGTTCAAAAAAGGGCATTATCAATCACCCCCTTTTTGGCCAGCTGTTACGACTTCTGAAAGCCAGCCTACTAAAAATAAAGCTACGGCAATCGCTAGAACGCCCTGTGCCTGCCCAAATAAAAAGGCTGCATATACCCCAGCAATCATACCTAGAATGAAACATAGTACATCAAAATAATGCCAGATAGTTGCAAAAAATTGTTTAAAAATCATCAATATCATCTCCTAGCAATCCTGACTCCGGGTTATTAAACCATTCAAGAACTTGTTTTTCACTCATACGTTCGACCCGTTTGTCAGGATTGTTTACGTCTGAAAAGTCTTCGAAGTGATACATGGCTTGGAATAAGGCGTCAATTAACGCATCAACTACATCAATTTTCAGTGTGGCCTTGGCTTTATCGACTTGAATACCAATTTTGTCTTCATAAATTTCAGCATTTAATAACGCCTTTTCCATAATTCGATCATCGAAGCGGTCAACTGACCCTTCAACAAACATTGTCTGCAAAAACTTAGTTGGATCCTTCAATTCACTAGTCCGCTGCCGAACGGCTTGCAACGGCCAACCAGAATTCAAATTTAGCTGCTTGATTGTAGGTGTTAGCCCCCACGCATCATAGCCAAAGAAAACAACTTCCAGCCGATGCCGTTCAACAAAGTTGAGTAACCACTGATAAACTTGCTCATCATTGATTAGTCCTTGAGGATGGCTACTAATTGTGCAAAATCCCTTTTGAGCTAAGTTCCGATAATTAATACCGTCTTGCTTTTCTTTAGCTTCAATCGAACCAGCTTTCTGCCAGGGGATAAAACTATGCTGATAAATAAACCATCGTGGTTTGTCATTATTATCACGATAAGGAAATACAAACGCTAGCGCCGTGTTATCACTAAACATCGAGTAGTCAAAGCCAATATAGACTTGCCGATCATCAAAACTAAATGATGATATAATAGCTCGCTCAACGTCGGGTAGTTTTAAGAAGCTGTCGGCCGATTGTTCTAGCCACAAGTTGAGGTTTTTATTTTGGAAATCGTTGAGCGTACTCGACAAAGCGTCAGAATCACGCTTATCTGTCAAGCCGTTTAGCAGCACTTCTCGTTGGCTCGGTAAATCTAGCAAGGGATTGCTTTTAACCCACATATCAGGCTTATAAGTTTCGTCCAGATTGTCCTGCGACCAAATAAGCCCCAAATATGTATCAGCATCGCGCAAATAATCTTGTTCCATAGCTTGCTGAATCATACGTTCATCATCATGGAATGGCACAGTTGGATCAGGATATGCAGTCGAGATTTGAATAAATTGCTTATTACGCACCTTAACTTGCCCTGATACAATCTTAGAAATCTTCTGTCGTGTCTTAATTTCGCCAATTTCATCAAAAATAGCCGTTGTGAAATGAAAGCTATCGTACTGGCCGGCTTCGTGACTGATTGCCCGTAACTTATTATTAGTCTTGCTCATTGTGACTTGATCGGCCTGTGAGGAAAGTGTCCGTGTATCCAATCCACTATCTTTAATTAGTGTTTTAAATGGTTCAATCGTTGCAATCTTGGCTAGCATCGACTTAATGTAGCCTAGAATCTTGCTCGTTTGTTTGTAATTAATAGAAGATACTAAGTAATCTTGGTTAGATAATCCCAATGACTCAATTAAATAACTATAGGCAGTGATAATCGCCATTAGATAAGTTTTACCTTGGCCACGTGCAACGGAAACAATTGCTCGTGAGAAACGCTTGCCACCGTCATCATTACGCCAGCCAACCAGCATAGCCATAATGAATTTTTGCCACGGCATAAGCTTAGTTGGCTCACCCGTATCAACGTTCGGGCAGATGGCAGCAAATTTAAGCACTTGATCTACTTTCTTAACCGAATAAGTAAAGGGAAATTCAACGCTACCTTGCCGTTGTAAGTCTCGAATATGGCGAAAAGCCGCTAGCTTAATCAGATAGCCAGTGGTTACCTTCTCATCGAGGACGTCAAAGGCATACTTTGTGCCCGGATCAGTGTATTGCTGGCGAATTGCTGAGCAGTCTAATGATTGATAAGCCCCAATAACATCATGTGTTTGTGTTAAATCAATCTTCATTATCAGTCTCCTAGAAATTCTTTCATGCGATCACTGATACTTCGCTCGTCTTTGTGATCATCTAAGTTCAGCTTCAACAAATCACTGCGCGATTTTGGCGACAATCCTAATTCAGCGCCTAGTTTAGTCAGGTTTTTAACCGCTGAATCGTAAATTTGTGTCATGGGATTACGCTTGTAACCCACGAAGTCTCGACCAATTTTTTTACCGGTCTGATCTTGTAACGTTTTATAGATCGCTTGGACTTCACCGTTTTCCTGAATATGTTTATACGCATTGCGATAAATCTCATATTGGGAAGCATATTGCTCTACAAGCCCACTATCAATGCGCTTAACCGGGGTATTTTCTTCTAAAAAAGGCACTAATCGACGCCAAACGACCTTAGCTTGCCGTCCTAAGTAAGCTGGAGGTGTACGTGTTAATTGACCATCGTTGACGTCTTTATCCATTTTTTTCATTTTTCTCTGCCTCCTTTCATTATTTGGTGACCCCCCCTACCTAAAAATTTTCAAAAATTGTTTCCGTCACAAAATAACGGCAATGTGTGTGCTCTTCCCGGGATGTGTTAGGGGGCGGGGGTTGTTTTAATAATCATCTCGACCAATAACACTCATAAATTTAAAGTTGCTTAAATCGAATGAAAGACGCTTTTAAATCAATGAGGATTGACCAGTTTGAATCTTCTTCCAACTGATAGCCTTTTTCTTTCAAAATCTGTCCCAGCTTTCTCTTTTGGTTGGAATTAAAGCTGATAAGATCAACATAAGCCTTATCATCATTCTTTAAAGCAGCTGTTTCAATTTCACTCTTAACATATTCAATTTGTTTATCGGTTAGTTCCTGTTGCATTGCTGATTTAATCACTTCGTAGTTGGGAATCTTATCATATCTATTCGTCATGACTGCCACTATCCTTTCTATTATCTTAGCATCTGACTAAGGTGTTCACGTGTTAACTCTGATTGCTTGATTGCTTTGACAACTGTTTCAGTATCAATGGTTGCACCTGATTTACCAATGAACTCAAACGGTGCAATAGACTGATCAAGCACGACGACATCTTCGGCCGTGTGAACTTGATGACGCCATTGCTTTCTAATAGCGTCCTTTGTCTTCATATCAACAAATTTGTCAGCATTCACGCAAATAATCCACAGATTAATTGATTCAATATAATATGATTTCAATACCTTCACTCCTTATCCATTAAAACAACGATTGCTGATACATCATTGATCGGCGTTACACTTTGTAACTCGTTGCCTTGACCAGTGCCATAGTATGATTGCTCCCAGTCCGTCTTAGCACGATGGCAGCTCCCACAGATAACAGCTAAGTTATCAACGCTAGCTTTCAGTGTTTCATCAAACTCAATTGGGACAATGTGGTCAACAGTCTTAGCGGGTGTGATAGTGCCTCGAACTTTACAGTAAGCACACAAGTAATGGTCACGCTCTAGGACTTGTTGCCTTAGATGTGACCATTGCCTTGTACGATAGAAGTTATATTGCTGGCGCTTATCCTCGTTACGATAACGTGTGACCGTGTTGTACTTGTGTGTGTATTGCTTGTCATTGCTACGTGCCCAACGTTGCCGACTAGCCAAGTACTCAGCTTCGTGCTCATAGTGCTGCTGACAATAGTGGTCAGGGAAAGCAACCATCGCATGGCAGTTAGGATAGCGGCATCTTCTTGTCCTTGGCATGCTGCTTCCTCCGTTTCTTTTCCAAACTAAAAGCGCCATGCTGTTTAGCACGACGCTTCTTGTCCTTGTACCACTTATCTAGTCGGGCATCCATCTCTGCTTCTTGTGGCGTGGCGTACCCGTATTTGGTTTTAATCATCTTTGCCATGAGGTACCTCGTCATCAATTATCTTAGCCAGTCGTCTCAACTCACTAAAACTAATCGCCATTGCTACACTGTCACCGCTAACATCATCGGTAGCTAGCAAGAATCCGTTTGATGGATTAATGACTACACTTAGTTCTTCGCCATAGCCATCTTTATAGTTGAAGCTTTGTTGCTTTTTAGCATGCTTTGCAATTTGGGTATGTTGCTTAATATACTTATTAAGCCCACGTTCCATGTCTTGAAACGTTTTCCGGAAATCACTTGCAATAGCTTGACCGTCTTTAATATTCATTGTGATACCTCCTAATCGTATATACTAAAAAAGCCTGACGTAAGCCAGACTTATGTATTGCTGTCTCATAAGATGGCGATCCCATTAATCAACAATACGATTTCATATAATACTATATCTCACATTATTTGAGTTGTAATACGCACTAAAGTACTTCACAAAAAAACTCCCGCCAATAAGCGAGAGCAGTTTGAAGGATTACTGAGAATACCTGAGGGAACTAAAGCCCCCTTTCAGTACCTATATACAATACCACAGCGCGCATGTTCCTGCATGCAATTTGGTGGTCGTTTAATTGCGCGTCTATGTATGTGCCATCCAGTTTTCCACGCTGAATGGCAAGCAAGTAAGCTGAGTTATCGTTGATTCAAATGATTTCACGCACTATCGCTTGCATACTTACTTGCTTAATGCGCTTGGCAGGGATTCGCACCCTGCATAAAATATGAGTACCTTTCAATCATGTACGGCCTAAGCGCCCCACACAATCTAGCGTCTACCTATTCCGCCACAAGCACAGCCAATGTAAACAAGACGATGGGAGTTCATGTTATGAAGTTAATTCCAAACACGACTCCAGCCACATCTCAAGCTTTCAGCAGTTTAGTGACTTGCTTGGGTCAATATGATTGGTGTGGAATCGAACCACACGCGGTAGCTAACCTCCTGACATGGACGTCCCTCAGTGGGGATTATCTAGCCATGCTTCAACCACACGTCGACTATTAGCAATTCCATTTCACGGGCTGTAATTGCAGAAGTGCCCTATATCGCTGGTAGGCCTCGAACCTACATCCCATTGTGGCTTACCAATTAGCCCACAGCGATTACCAGTCTGTAATTTGGAGGATTACTTCATGCACGTCAATCACATTTGGCATACTACCAATTTAGCACGATTTCAAGCCTAGTTTTTCCAACTTTTTTCCAACTAGCCAAAATCAGATACGTCATACAAGTTAAGCTTGCTTGCTACTTTGGCAATAAACTTATCAACTAGATAATAAGCTTTGCTCTTGCTAACAAATATCATTCCATTAGTTACTAGGCTTTCAACCGAGTAACGCTGGCGTTTTCTAAAATACAGTTCGCATATCAGTGTTTCGGTATCTTCACCGCATTCGTCCAAACACTGATCAATTACATCTCTCCGATGCTGAAATGCTCGAATCGTTTCGCTGTCCACCACGGAGATAGCAGCATACTCAGTTGGAGCGTTTTTCTTATATTGAGCACGACCACCACCAACGTTTTCGTCAGGTTCTTGATAAGGGTACATGATATTGAGCTCCTCACGAGCAATTAGGCCATCAATTAGTGGATATTCGCGTAGGTACTTCTCGACCATTTTCTTCGTCGTTCTTTCCAAGCCAGCCACTCCTCTGTGATATAATTAACTGTCAGTTTAATTATCATAGATGTCAGTAGCCGCTCTAGTAGGCGGCTTTTTGTTTACTCTCGCGATCACTCAACTCCGCAATGTCAGCAATGAAGTCCTGGCCAATTTGTGCCTGTTGCCTAGTTGCCGGTGCCACGCTCTAAACTTAATCATCGTCGCCATCTCTATTCCGTTTTATCTGCTATTCAATAACCCTTGGACGAAAATTTAACTCTTCTGTCGCTGGGTCACTATCGTAAATTTCTTCATTGTGGGCACGCAGATAAGCATCCACCTGTGCCCAATTGTCGAATTCTTTCACGTATGGACTTTTCCCACTCATAATTGGTGGTATAATTTTAACCTTCATTTTTAATCCTCCCCGAACGCCTGCTTATTAATGTTGTACGGCTCATATTCCTTGGCCAATTGCTTGCTATCCAGTGCTTTAAACTTATTTGCCTCGGCATGTTCCTTCATTCGCCGGTGCTTCCGTTTAATCGTTGAACGCTTTTTAGTGTGTTTAGGCATTGTCAT